GCCGAAGCCGCTGGCAAGAATCGCTCCACGCTGTTTCGGTATCTCCGGGGCGAGTTCTGCCCGCCGATCCGCGAATGGGATGCCCTCGCGAAAGCCCTAAACCTAAAGGGCTGGACTGCTTTGGTTCCGCCGGCTGAGTTCCTGACCAGCCTGAAAAAGCGGAAATAAAAAAGTCGCGTGCGACGCGATTTTACTGTTGACGAATAGTCGCGTGTCGATAGACTATCGTATGTCGCGTGAGACGCGACTAACAAACGGCCCGCAAGGCCAAGGCGGGCGCGCCGAAACGCGGGGACAACGACGATGACAACGAAGCAATTATCTCCCGGGCAAAGGCTGCTGAGTGCGGCCACAAATGCACACGACCTGCTCGTCAACGTGTGCGAGTTTCTCGACAACGGAACGCCTATCCACGGCGGCAGCGACCTGCACGACGAGGCGACTGGGTTCCGCAAGCAGTTGTCGCAAGCGATCGACGACTACGAGGATCAAGCGGAAGTCATCGCCGATCTAATTGCCGCCTGCGAGCTAGCACTGAGCGATGTTCGCAGCGCATGCCCGCTCACGCAAAGCGGAACGATTGATCGCATTCGCGTCTTTAAGGATTCCATCGACAAGGCGAAAGGGGGTGCCTCTTGAAGACGTACACACCCGGACCGTGGGAACTAAAGAATGTTAGCCACGGCAAAAAGGTTGTCGGTTACATCCTGCATCGGGGCGATCCGTTCACCACGGTTTTCGATACGACGGCCCTGGAAGAGTGGGGCGTGTCCGATGCTGACCGCAGGCTGATTGAGTCCGCGCCAACGTTACTGGAGCTTCTCCAGCGATTCGTCAATCACTTCCCCGGTGACGACGGCCTTGACGAAGCCTGCCAGTGCGGCGGACTTGACGCCCTGCTGGTGGAAGCCCGCGTAGTTGTGGCCGAAGTGATTCACCCGGCGAGCCAACGCTGCCAAGACTGCCCTGCCAGCGGCTGCGACAACGCGTATCCGTGTGCCGACCCAATTCCAGGACAACAGTAGCTCATCGTCGCGCCGCGCCGGCTCTGCAAACTGCCCCTGCACCCAGCGTGGCGCACCCCGACCACCAACCAACACGAACCAATGCCCAAGACAACCACACAACCCGAGAAACTCACCGGCTGGCAAGTCGCCCGCTACGGCAACATTGGCTTTGAGATCATCGACAACGATCTCGGCCAATCTGTCGCGGTGGTCAACAAGGTCCAAGACGCTCGTTTCAGCCACGTGCAAACGCAGCGAGACCGCAGTGCGGCCCGTGGCGAAGCGGCGCACCAAGCCGAGAACGAAGCCGCCGAGCTGCTCGGCTCCGAAGCCAAGGCCCGCGATCGTGCTTATGTGATCGCTGCGGCCCCTGAAATGTTCGCGGCGCTGAGCGGTGCCCTGCCGGTGCTGACCGAGCTGGCCAAGCAACTGCCGGTATCGCGGACGCTGATCAACCAAGTGAAAGACGCCCTGCTGAAAGCGAAAGGTGAGTGATGGAAGGGACGATCACGCAACTCGACGAAATGGCCAGCAAGGCCATCGACGTGAAGGTAGTGGCTACGGCGATTTCTGAGCACATTGAGCGGATCACCTTGAAGTTGCGAGAGTTCCCCGCGCAAGTCCGCGCCCAAGTGAGTTTCAATTCCGGGGCTCTGTCGTGGGGGAAATCCCCTGGGACAAGCGAATGGTGTTTCCTGCTGACGCTGGGTGATTCCACATGCGATCTGCGCGTGGCAAGCGTCCCGAACAAGATCGCGGCCGCGCCATTCATTCCTCTCGTCATTGATGACATGCAACGCGAACAGGATCGCATCGCTACCCAAGGTTACGCGGCAATCAAGAAACTCGTTGATGTAGGAGTCTAGATCATGGCCACCGTCCTAGAACTACCGAACCGCGAAGCCTGGCTCGAAGAACGAAAGCTAGGGCTCGGGGCATCCGATGTATCTGCGGCGCTCGGCATCAATCCGTGGAAGAGCCCATTTTCCTTGTGGGCAGAAAAGTGCGGACTCCTTCCCGACGAAGATCTAGCGGCCGAGAACGAAGCCGTGGAGTGGGGCCTTGCCCTCGAAGCGCCGATCGCTCGGAAATTCGGGGAGCGGACCGGCCGCATCATCGAGTTGCCCGAGACGCCAACGCTAGCCGTCCACGAGTCGCTGCCGTTCCTGCGCTGCACGCTTGACGCGGTTCAGCGGAAGCGCGAAGGCGGCGAGCCGGGCGACTTGCAGATCAAAACCACCAGCGCATGGAACGCCGCGGAGTGGTCCGGCGGCGCGGTTCCTCTGTGCTACCAAGTGCAAGTAGCGTTTGAGCTGTTCGTCACGGGCATGGCCTGGGGTTCGATCGCCTGCTTGGTGGGTGGTCAGCGGCTCGTGTGGGCTGACATTCAGCGGGACGACGCCTTTATCGAAGCGGCCCTGCCCCACCTGCAAGCGTTCTGGGATCACGTGCAAGATCGCACGCCCCCCGAAGTCGACTCGTCGCCGGCCACCGCGAAAGTCCTGCAAAAACTCCACCCCGAAGATAACGGCATGACGGTTGAGCTGCCGGGCGAATCGGCGATCTGGCACGCGTCGCTAACTGACGCCAAGGATCGAATCAAGCAATTCGAGGAAATCAAAACGCTCAATGAAAACCGGTTAAAGGCCGCTCTCGCGGATGCGTCGTTCGGGATTCTCCCGGACGGAACCGGCTATTCGTTCAAGACTCAAACGCGGGCGGCGCATGAAGTGAAGGCCAGCACGTTCAGGGTCTTGAGAAGGACCAAGTAAAGCATCGTCACCATTTTTAAAAGAGGGTAACCACTCATGGCCACCGCCGAACAAGAAACCAAAACCGCCAACGGCCTCTCCCGCACAGCTCCCACCCCACCAGCCAAGGTCGTGCGCGTCGTGCAAGACAGCGGCCCGCTGGCGCACCTGATGGATACCGCGCGTTTCGAGCACTTGCAGCGCATCGCGCTCATCATGGCCACTGCGTCGCTGATCCCCGATCACCTGAAGGGCCACAACCAGCAGCAGACTCTCGGCAATTGCTTCCTGGTGGTCAATCAATCGCTCCGCTGGGGTCTCGATCCGTTCGCGGTCGCGGCCGAGACGTATCAAGTCGGCGGCAAACTCGGCTTCCAAGGCAAGCTGATCGCCGCCCTGGTGAACGCCCGCGCGAATCTCAAGGGCAAGCTGCGGTACGAGTTCAGCGGCACGGGCGATGGTCGCACTGTCACCGTGGTTGGCCAGTTTGAAGACGAGGCGGAAGATCGCACCGTTCAGCTGAGCGTCGGACAGGCGAAAACCAAAAACGCCATGTGGGTAAATGACGCAGATCAGAAGCTGATCTATTCGGCCGCAACTAAGTGGGCGCGTCGCCACTGCCCCGAAGTGCTGCTGGGTGTTCTGACCGACGACGATCTGGATCGCATCGCTGAGAACAAGACGATCGCCCAGGCTCCGGCCAAGGAAGTCAGCAACCTGGCGGAACTCACTTCGCAGCTGACCGGCCAAACCGTCGAGGACGCAGAGTCATCCGATGGCCCGACGCGCACCAACGACGAATCGCAGGTTGACGAAACGGCCGCTGCCGAGACCACCGAAGCCGCACCCCAGCTTGCCGAAGGCGAGATCGACCCGAAGCACGAAGGGTTGTTCGACGAGCTGAGCGCCAAGCTGGATCAGGCCACGACGTTGACGCTGGTCAATGCTGCCGAAGCGTGGGCCGTTGAGCAGGGCCTGAACGAAAAGCAGGTCCGCGACATTTGCGACAGCCGCCGCAACGAGATTCGCGAGACGCGCGGGAAGTAGCCTGCGCCGTTTTCCCCAACCCCAAACCAGTTTTCGTACCAAACAGGTAAACCAAAATGGCCACCGCAGAACGCACGATGACCGTCGAGGCCCACGACGTCGGTCCGATCAAAGACTTCTCCTTCCAGGCTCCCGAGACCGGCGTCATCGTGCTCAAGGGAGCCAACGGCGCCGGCAAGTCGACCATGCTGTCGGCCCTCGACACGATCGACCGCGGCGTCGGCAAACCGCCCATCGCTGACGGATCGGACCGCGCCGAAGTCCGCCTGGGCGACGTGCTGCTCCGCGTCGGCAAACGCAACCAAAAGAGTGGCGAGCAGGAATTCGGCGTGCTCGATGGCAAGTTCTCGATCGCCGATCTGATCGCGCCGGGCTACAAGAGCCTGGAATCGTGCGATGAACACGCGATCAAGACACTGGCCCAGTTGGCGGGGAGTGGCGAAACGTCGCTGTTCTACGAACTGGTTGGCGGCCAAGCCGAGTTCGAGAAACTGATTCCCGCCGAAGTGGCCGGCGACCTGGACGTGGTTGCACTTGCCGGCCGGATCGAACGGGCGCTCCAGAGCCGGGCTCGCGTCGAGGAAGAAGCGGCCACCGGAGCCGACGGCAAGGCGGACGCTTACTCGGCTGCCGCCGCCAACGTGGACCTGACCGCCCCGCACGGCGAGACCGCGCTGGCCGAAGCCCGTAACCAGGCCGTGTGTAACTGTGCCGCCCTGGAGCAGAAGGCGGCCGACGCTGCCAAGCGAAGCCGGGAAGCCCGAGCCGCACAAGACGCCCTCGATGACGCCGAAGCGGAGACCGATGGCCCGACGATCGAAGCGGCAACCGAAGCGCTCACGCGTGCCAAGTCCGGAGTCAGCGAGCATCTTGCGCACGTGAACCAGCTGGATCAGCAGCTGCGCAACGCCCGTGAAGATTTGGCCCGCGCCGAGAGCGGCGTGCGTGAAGCCGAGACCATCTTGAAGAGCGCCCAGAACAACGCGGCGGCGCTGAGCAAGTTCCGCGCGGTGGTCGAAGCTGCTGCCAACATCGAGCTGATCTCTGACGATGCCCTGACCGCCGCCCGCGCTGCGGTTGAGGAAGCCAAGCAAGCCGAGCTGCGCGGCCGAGACGTTCGCAACGCGATCGCATCCAAAGAGCAATCGGAGACGTGGCGGAAGACGGCGGCCGAGCGGCGTAAAGAAGCGGCCCGGCTACGCACGATGGCCGATGGCACCGACGAAGTGCTGTCCGGCCTGGTGGCCACACTGGGCAGTCCGTTGTTCGTGGAACGCGGCCGGCTCCTGATCACCAGCGACCGGGGCAAGGAACGGTTCTGGGACTTGTCCGACGGGGAGCGCAGCGAGATCGCGGTGACGGTGTTCGCCAACGCGGTGCGCAATCGTTCGGCTGACCCGACGAAGCCCTGCCGGCTGGCGCTGCCGCAGAGTTTTTGGGAGGGGTTGGACTTCAACGGGCGGCGGCGGATTTCGGAGCTGATGAAGCGGCTGCGGGTGCAGGCGTGGACGGCTGAGTGTGATACGGACCCGGAGAACGCGGGGCCGTTGCGGGCAGAGGTTTACCGGGGCTAGCTACGCGGTACGTCGTCGGTTTGTGCAATTGAGAAACCACATTTCACATTGAGCGAAATCAAGGACCGAATCATGGCATCGCCAGCACGGCTCGAATTCCCGGCGGGAACAGAAATCAGTGAGGCGGCGGCATTGCTCGTCGCGGTAGCCAATCGCAACGGCATTGGCTGTACCGGCGACTTCAACGGTATCGAGCTGGTCGCTCAGCCAAACGAGACAACCGCCGAACAGATCACCCAGTTCTACAGCGACGAATGCCAGCGCCGCCACGAAGCTTACATCGCCTCGCCGGCCTACGCGAAGGCCAAGGAGGCAACACGCATTGCCAAAGAGGCCAGCGAATTGGCATTCAACGAAGCGATCAAGAATGCTCCGCCAATTGAGCTGCGCGACGAGCAGCTGTGGAAGGAATCTCTGGCAAAGAACCAAGACCCATACGGCGCTGGCGTTTACCGCTACGCGGAGACCTGGGCTCGCATGATGCAGAAGCGGGTTGCCGAAGGTGAGTCCGTCGCGTTCGCCGCGCAGGCAACTCGTTTCGTCGCCGACAAAGAGGGGATCACCGGATTCATGTACGGCTGCGCCGTCTCGATCCTAGCGGCCTGCTGGGTTCATGGCGAAGAGCTGCGCCGTTGGCACAATCTCGATTCTCAGATCGGCAACGAGGGCGAGAAGGCAAACGAATCTGGCGGGGTGCTGAATCCCGCGGTGCTCAATATCGGAAGCAAGGAGTAACCATGCCCCTAACCCACCAGCAAAAGCAGCGGATCAAAGCCGCCCTGGAAGAACTCGCCCGCGAGAAGGAAATGATTTCCGGCGGCAGCGATGAGAAGCGAACCGAACGGCTCCGCGCAGAGGCCCAGCAGCTTCGCGCGGACGCACTGGAGATTGAGGCGCTATGAGCACTGGACAGCGTTACCACCGACCGGAAGACATCCCGGACTTGGCCATTGAAGTGATTCTCACAGTCATCGCAATTCTGCGCGACATGATGCAACACGCGATGCAGGATGACTACCGGTCAAATCTGGAAGCTGCGAAGCGAACGGTTTCCAAAGCAGCAATACTTCCGGAGTGCAACGGCTCAAACATCGGAGCGGCCCAAAGCATCTTCGACACTGACCAGAGATTCGGAAACACCTTGAACAACGGCCAGAAAGCGATGCTGTTCATAGCGGCTGTGGAGCTGACGCAAGAGCAGGCGGGGAGTTAATCGCAGCGGGCCTACAGACGCGGGCTCGATACCAACAGGGAGGGCGGCTGGAAGCCGCTGACGATGGATCGTGGCAGGACGTAAAGCAAACACTCCGACATCTGCGCCGGACGAAATGAAGGTCCGTGCGATCGCTCCGTGGTTCGGCGGCAAGCGCACCATGGCGCCGGCGATCGTCGTCGAGCTCGGCAAGCATGGCCAATACTTTGAGCCGTTCTGTGGTTCGATGGCCGTGCTGTTCGCCAAGCCCGCTGTCTCGCAAGAGTCCGTTGCGGATCTCCACGGCGACGTCACCAACCTGGCCTGGATCCTTCAAGATCTGGAATTGGCAGAGCAGCTTTACGATCGAGCAATGCGAACGCTGTTCGCGGAGGCGATGATCAAGCAGCTGTGGCAAGATCTGGCGGAAAGTGTCTGCCCCTCCAGGCCGGACCCTGAGCGGGCCTACAAATTCTTCGTGTTCTCATGGGCGATGCGTAATGGTGTGGCGGGGACCAGTCGCGTCCGCGGCAATGGTTTTCAAATCGCCCTACGCTTCACACCCCGCGGCGGCTCACCAGCCATTCGGTTTAAGAGTGCGGTCGAATCAATCCCGGCGTGGCACGATCGCCTACGTAATGTGGTGGTGCTCTGCCGCGACTCGTTTCAGCTGCTTCCCAGGTTCGAGGATTCGAAGGCGCTCGCGATGTATGTCGACCCGCCTTACTTCTCCGAGAGTCGCAGCGGGTTTGCAGCAGCTGGCGCGACGAGCCGCTACCAGCATGAGTTCTCGCACAGCAGCCCGATGTTCGGTGATGACCACGAGCGGCTGCGTGACGAGCTGGCCAGGTTCAAACATGCCCGCGTCGTCGTGAGCTACTACGACTGTCCGCGGATCCGGCAGCTCTACGACGGCTGGACATTCATTGAGCATTCCAGGCAGAAGAATCTGCATTCACAGAACGGCCGCGGCGCTCGGCCCAAGGAAGCGCCCGAGGTTCTCATCATCAATGGCCCGAGCTACGCAAACCAATGATCGCCCCCAATCCACGTTTCAAGTTTGCCGATCTCTTCTGCGGCCTTGGCGGCTTCACGAAAGGCGCCGAGGAAAGCGGACACGCGCGCGGCGCCCTGGCCATCAATCACTGGCGGCCGGCGATCTCTTCGCACGAGACGAACCACCCGCACGTTCGCCATATCTGCGCATCGATCGATCACGTCGACCCACGGGAGTTTCGCAACGAAGGGCTGAACATGCTGCTGGCGTCGCCCGAATGCGTCGGCCACTGCCATGCCCGCGGCGGCCGCCCAATCCACGACCAACGGCGCGCAACCGCCTGGTGTGTCCCGCGTTGGATCGAGGCCCACCGCTACGATTACGCGATCATTGAGAACGTCCGCGAGTTCGAACAGTGGGGCCCGGTCGACGACAACGGCAAGCGAATCAAGAGCCACGCCGGCCAGATCTTCGAAGCCTGGATTCAGACGATCCGCGCCTGCGGCTACCACGTCGAGTGGAAGGTGCTCAATGGGGCGGACTACGGCTTGCCCCAAACCCGCTCGCGCCTGTTCGTGGTAGCTCGCCGCGGGCAATCCGATCGCCCCTTCCCCTGGCCGGAGCCAACGCACGCCCGCGAGAACTGGACACCAGCCTACACGATTATCGACTGGTCGCTCCCCATCGGCTCGATCTTCGACCGACCAAAGGCGCTCGCGCCCAACACTATCGCTCGCATCGAGCATGGCCTGCACAAGTTCGTCGGACCATTCATCGCCCAGTATCACAATGGGTCCGACGCTAAGGCCCGGGTGTACGACGTCGGACAACCACTTCCGACGGTCGACACGCAGAACCGCTACGCCCTGACGATCCCGTACATCGTCAAGAATCGCGGCACCGGCAAATCGGTGAGCATGGATGATCCGGCCCCGACTGTGACGGCCGGCGGAAACCATCTTGGCGTGGCCATTCCATTTCTTGCGGCGCACTTCGGCGAGCGAGACGGGCAAGCACCGCGGGTGCACGACTTACTCGGCCCGCTTCCGACGGTCACCCACCGCGGCGCCGGTGACCTGGTTGTGCCGTTCGTGGTTCCGAACGAGGGTTACTACCGCGGCAACCAGCCTCGCAGCGTTGACGAGCCACTGCCGACCGTTACGGCGAATCGTGGCGCGGGACACCTTTGCATCCCGTTCATCACCAAATACTACGGTACGGCGAAATCGCAATCGGTGTATGAACCGCTCGGCACGGTGACCACCAAGGATCGATACGGCCTGGTGCTCGCGAAGACGATGGCCGATCTGGGTGTCGTGGACATTTTCTACCGCATGTTCGTGACGCACGAGCTGGCGGCCGCTCAGGGGTTCGAACGCGATTACTACCTCCACGGCACGGACACCGAGCAGAAGATGCAAATCGGCAATGCGGTGCCGCCCATCTTCGCCAAGGTGTTGCTTGAAGCGTGCGCGCGTGACTCCGAACTGGAGGCCGCCAGATGAACCGCACCGACCGCCTAGTCGCGCGAGCAATCGAATACCTGCAGCCGTGCCCCGACGTCGCCGTGGAACGCGTGCTCTACGCAATCCACAAGACGCCGCCCAGCACCGTCCGCGGGGCTCGCAAACGGCTCGAGCGGCGCGGCCTGGTGCGGTGCGCGGGGCACTTTCGGGACGGGGTTAAGAAGTGGGAACTGGCGGCGAAGCCAGCAGGATCGAACACCAACGGGGCGGCAACATGAAACGCGGAACACCTGAGCATCCCAAGACGGAAATGCTCGCGATGATTCTTGGGATTGAAATTGCGCACGCCGTCGGCCTGCTCGAAATGCTGTGGCACTTTGCCGGGCGATACGCCCCTGCCGGCGACATTGGCCGGTGGCCGGACGAGATGATTGCCAAGCGAAGCGGCTGGAACGGCGATTCCAAAGCCTTTATCGACGCATTACTTAAGGCGAAAGGTACTGGCAAATACGGATGGCTTGAGAAGGTTGCGAAACACGGCCTAGTGATTCACGACTGGCATGAGCACGCCGACGAAACGGTCAAGAAATGGTTGGAGAACCATGACGAAAACTTCTGGAATGGACACCCACCGCGTTCGCGAACCTCTCGCGAAACCACTGCGAACAATTCGCGAACGTTTCGACGCGCCCGGCCAGAGCCGGAACCGGAGCCAGAGCCTAGCCAGAGCCCGGCCAGAGCCGGTACGCCGGCCGGTGTTTTCAAACACGTGACCAAGGAGATGCTTTCAGCACCGCCGCACCTGGCTTCTTGGTTTCGAGATGCCAGTCAACGCAAACGGCCCATCCTTCCAGACAGCGAACAGAACCTGCTTCGCGTGTTTTCTGCGGCCGAGAGAGCACTCGAGGTCGGTTCGAATCCGCCTGCCCTGTTCGCCTCGATCGTCAGCAAGGGCGATTGGCACCTGATCACCCAGGCCCAAGAGGAGCGGGCAACGGCCAAGATCAAGAGCCTTCAGAGCGATCCATACCGTCGCCCATCTGGCTTCGCCCCCACCGTCAAGCGCCCCCCATCTGACTCAGACGAATGAACCGCACCACCAACACCACCGAGCTGCTCGACGCGGCGCCGCCTTCGAACCTCGAGGCCGAGCGCGGCGTGATCGTCAGCATCATGCTCGCACCACGCGTCGCCGATGACGTCGCCCTGCTCGTTGGTCCAGAAGATTTCTACAACGACGCCAACAGCACGATCGTCAGGCACTTGCTGGCCATGCACAACGATGGGCGCAAGATCGACGTGACGCTGCTGGCCAACCGTTTGCGGAAGGCGGAAGACTTCGAGCGAACTGGCGGGGCGGCGTACCTGGCCGAGATCATGCAATCGGGCGTGACCCCTGCCAACGCCAGCCACTACGCCAGCATCGTCCGCGACACGGCGATCCAGCGTGAACTGATCCAAAGCGGCACGCAGATCATTCGCACCGCTCACGACGAGTCCGAAGCCAGCGTGGCCATGGACGAATGCGAGCGGCTGATTCTGGGGATCCGCGACAAGCGTGGCACGCTCAGCAGCAATTCGCAGCCGGTGATGAGCATCGTGCAAGAGCTCATGGCGGAGATCGAGAACCGTAGCGCCGAGCAACCGGCCCACATCTCGGGCGGGTTCCGTGATCTCGATCGCCTGATGCCGCTGCGGAAGAACCAGCTGATCATCCTGGCGGCCCGGCCGAGCATGGGCAAAACGGCTCTGGCCATGAACATCGCCGCCAACGCGGCAGCCGATGGCAACCCGGTGTTGTTCTTCAGTTTCGAGATGAGCTCGATGGAATTGGCCGAACGCGTGCTGGCTGGCTGGGCTGAAGTCGACGGCGTACGCATCGCGCAAAACACCATGTCGCAGGACGAACGATTGCGGCTCGTAACCGCTTCGGCAGAGTTCAGCCAGTGCCCGCTGTACGTCGACGACGCCCCCAACCAGAACATGCAGAAGATCGCGGCCACGTGTCGCCGGCAGAAACGCCGCCATGGTCTCTCACTGGTGGTGATCGATTACCTGCAACTGATCGAACCGGACAACACGCGCGAGCCGCGGCAAGAGCAGGTTGCGAAGATCTCTCGCCGGCTGAAGGGGCTGGCCCGCGAGCTCGAAGTGCCCGTGCTCTGTCTGGCGCAGCTGAACCGCGAAGCCGACAAGCGGACCGACAACCGCCCGCGATTGAGTGATCTGCGTGAGAGCGGCGCCATCGAGCAGGACGCCGACGTCGTGGCCTTTGTACATCGGCCTGAGTATTACAACCCCGACGATACCGAGCTGCATGGCAAGGCCGTGGTGATCGTTGCCAAGCGTCGTAACGGCCCGATCGGCGATGCGAACCTGCGCTGGGAGAAGAAGTACACCAGCTTCCGCGACCCCGAGGTGTACGACGCGCCGAACTACCAGTCAAGTTTCGATTCGTGGAACGAAGAGCCGTAGTGAGTTTCCCCGATAGCCTTCATTGGCGGTTTTGAAAATGCCTTGCGAGCTTGATCACAGAGACCCGAAGAACTGGCGCGACGAGCATGTCGCCGGCGGGCGCATTCGTTCGCTCTGCAAGGGGTGCGGCAAGTTCATCGGCTACCGCGACGCGGCGACGGACAAACAGGATCGGACCATTGGCAGGAGCAAGCGATGAGCAAGATCGAATTCACAGCGTTCGGTGAAGCGAAACCGGCGGGCAGCAAGACAGGCTTTGTCGTGAAGACGAAGTCGGGGCCGCGTGCGGTTGTTGTCGACGCCTGCAAAACTACGAAGCCTTGGCAAGCGGTTGTGTCGAGCGCGGCCATGCAAGCCTATCAAGGCGAACTGCTCCGCGGCGCACTCATGGCGGAGTTCCGGTTCTACTTCCCGCGCCCAAAGAGTCATTTCGGAACCGGACGCAACGCCGGCGTGCTCAAGCCCGATGCGCCTGCGTACATCACGAAAGCCCCCGACGCGTTGAAGCTGAGCCGCGCCGTCGAGGACGCGTTGACCGGGATCATTTACGTCGACGACGCGCAGATCGTGGGCGAGAAAATCTCCAAGCACTATGGCGAGCCGGCACGCTGCGAAGTGTGCATCGAGCCGATTCTGTGAGCACACACAACCCAACACTTGAAAAGCGAGGATCGCTATGGCGACGACGACAAGCCCAGCCAACGCTGGTTCATGCACGGCACTGAGGGACGCAGCGGAAGCGGTTGCATTGCGAGTGATATCGCTTGAGGGGCAGCTGGCGGACGCGACTGCCGAGAACACCAGGCTGGCGGCGCAGGTGGAGGAGCTGAAGGGGGAACTGGAGCAGATTCGCATCGACCGCGTGAGTCGTTCGGGCGAGTTCCAATATGCCGCCATCCATCGGGACCGATCTGGACAGGATGCGGGAAGCATCAACTACGCAGCGCGCGTTGGCAGTATCGACGCGCTGGCCGACCCAGAGAAACGCAGCATCATTCGCTGTGCCGAGCAGCTTCTCGACTCGATTCGTCGGTGCATGCCTCAGCCATCCGCCCCCTCTCCCAGCGCAGCAGAGAGCGAGCGGCGAGATTGGCAGCTTGAGCTTGCGCCGGGCCAATGGGTGAAGTTCAAGGCCACGCCGGCAGACTGCAAAGCAATCACCGATGTCGCGAACGCCTACTTCAACAACCGGCCACCCCAGCCAGCAGCAGCGGGCGAGCAGAAAGTCATGCTTTGGAACAGCCTCAAGACGGTGCTGCGCAACTGGATCGAAGCTCGCATCGAAGCGACGCCGCAGGATGCTTGGCGTTCGGTGATCGACTTCATGGAGACTGTCGAGAAGACGGACATTGTTCGCGCCGTAGCTGAGTTCGGAGCTAAGTTCGAGGCGGCTGGTTGCCACCCGTCGTGCGCGACTTCCGAAACGTGCGGGTGTGGTTCCGATCCGGTGCAAATGGTCGGACTGTGGTGGCTAGGTTTCGCCACCCGCGAGCAAGCCGAAGCGGCAGCAGCAAAGGTGAATGCGAAGCCGTGGGAGTGTGCATCGCGGAAGCAAGGCACCGCCGGCGGAAACGATCCAGCAGAATGCAATCATCCGTTCTGCGGCTGTGATCCGAACGCCACCAAGGTCGTCGAGTCGTTGCAGGAATCTGGATGGCTGGACGCTGAGCGCGCCGGGAAACTCCGCGCCGACGCGAAGCGCCACGAAGAACGCTTCAAAGGCGAGAACCGTTTCCTTTCGGAATTGCGCGAAGCGCTGGGGCTGCCCGCCGATCCCTCCGCTGGTTACGACGAACTGCGGCAGCGATGCTTTGCCGAGATCATGCGGCGGAAAGCGGAAGCGCACGCGGCGGCCACCAATGACGATGCCGATCAGGCGCAGAAGGATCACCGCGCCATGCAGTTGATCCGGAAGCACGGACTGTCTGCTGTGCGAGCATACCATGAGCCGGTATGGGTGGGCCGTCTCGATCGCGCCGGCGTCGGCTATCGATTCTCGGGCAACTTCGCGGACCCAGTCGATGCGATTGAGGCAGTAGCCGGGCTGATCCCAGGCGCAGAGCAGGGAGGCACCAATGCCCCGTAACATGAGCGACCGGCGTGATTCTGGTACCAGTCGATCGATTCGTTGAGTACGAGAAAAGCGACACGCCATGGATGCTGGCTATCGGAATGGCACGCCGTGAAATGGAGCCCCTGTTTGTTCTTGTGCCGATCGCTGACTACCGAGAATTGCCGCCACTCCCTCAAGAACCGCTTTGGAACGATCCGCCGTTCCAGTTTTCACTCCCAATGCACCGATAGGCATCCCCGATGGAATACAAAATCTACTCCGCCAAACCGAAAGGAGACCAACCCAAGGACCGCAGCGAATACTGCGGCAAACTAACCTTCCTAGCCACCGACGAGAAAGACGAGATCATTCTGGCAACGCTCGCCAACGCGCTCGCCCACAAGAACGATCCGGAGTTTCTCACGTGGCTCCTAGCCCGACTGAAGGCCCGGGGCTGCAAGTAGACCAACAACCAACCAAACCAACATCCAACCTGTTTTCACAAAGGACTCCACTCATGACACGGAGAACAACGCAATGGACTCACGCAACAAACTGCGGCGCACGAAGCCGCGCGGACTCCGCTTCGAATCCCTAGAACACCGCGAGGTATTCGCATCCTCGCCCGTCGTCGCGATCGCGGACGCGTCTGCCCTCGAAGGCAACAGCGGCCGCAGTAACGAAAACTTCCTGGTGTTCCTCGACAAGACTTCGCGCAGCAACGTCACGGTGAACGTGAACACGTCGAGCGGCAGCGCTAGGTCCGGCAGCGACTTCAGCTCCGTCAGCCGATCGGTGACGATCCCGCGCGGTGAATTGAGCGTGCTGGTTCCGGTCTCGATCCTGGGCGACACCAACGTCGAAGCGGACGAGACGTTCCGCGTAACGATCAGCTCGCCGCGCAACGCGAGACTCGGCCGCTCCGTGGCCACTGGCACGATCGTGAACGATGATTCGCCGGCGCCGCCCCCGGAACCACCGACGCCGCCAACGCCGCCGACAACCGGTTACGGGCTCACTGGCCCCATCGGTCCACAGCAAGGGGTCACCGCGCCGGCAGGTTCGATCCTGCTTTCGGCCAGCAGCAGCACCAGCATCAATCAGCGGCTGATCGACAACGCCCCCGCCGGCAGCACGATCTTTTTCCAGGCCGGCACGTACACCGACCTGTCGATTAGCGTCAAGCCAGGCACCACGTACCTGGGCGAGTTCGGCGCGGTGCTCACGAGCAGCTCGAAACTGCGGGCCTTCTCCGGCAGCGGCACGGCGTCACAGCCAGTGACCGTGTCTAACCTGGTGGTGAACGGTTACAAGCCGCCCTCGCAGCAAGCGGCCATTCTTGGCGGCGATTACTTCCGCATCGATCGCGTGGAAGTGCGAAACTCGGCCACCGGCGGCGTCCAAGTCGGCTCGCATAGCAAAATCACCAACAGCTACATCCACGACAACGGCCAACTCGGCGTTGAAGGCTACTCGACGGACAACGCCGCGACTGACATTGTGGTCGACAACTGCCGCGTCAGCCGCAACAACCCGGCCAATGCGTTCGACTTCGTGGACGTGGCCGGCGGTAGCAAGTTCTGGAACGTCACGAACCTGACCGTCACCAACTGCGAGTTCGACAACAACGTCGGCGACGGCATTTGGATGGATGGCAACCTGGCCGGCGGCGGTGGCAAGAACGTGACGATCGCCGGCAACTGGTGCCACGACAACGGCCGCTACGGGATCTTTCAAGAGATCGGCGGCTCGGCACTGATCACCGGCAACCTGGTCGAGAACAACGGTATGACCGGGCTGCGGATGCGAAACGGCGTGCTGGTCGAAGGTGACGGGATTCACATCGACAACTCGGAAGGCGTGACGATCACGGGCAACGTGGTGCGGAACAACTACCACGGGATCGTGCTGCAATCGTACACGCGGTCGGACACGAGCCACCGGCTGCGCAACATCACGGTGACGGGCAACACGGTGATCATGACGCGCGGGACTACCGGCGTTCGCGAGAACACCAGCCTGACTTCTGGGATCGTGTTCGACAACAACACGTATGAGCTATCGGGATCGGCGGCGTTCGTGTGGGGGAATAACTGGGGCGTGACGTGGGCACAGTGGCAGGCCCGCGGGTTCGATTTGCATAGCACGATGGTGCGTGTCGGCCCCGCGCTGGCCTATGGAGGATCAAGCATGATCGTCATCACAGAGCGGCCCTTGCGAGCGCGCGAGCTGCGCCGACTGAGAGCCATCGCGCCGGTGACGCACCAGGAGCTAGCGCGGCTGCTGGGCATCTCGGCGGCGCGCGTGCAGCAGCTTGAGGCGCAGGCGCTCAAGAAGATTCGGGCGGCGATGATTAGTTGACGACTGACAATATATGGACTAGGATTCCTAAGCATGGACGACAAACTCCGCAAGCAATTGGCGGCCTATCTCTCGCCTGGGAGAGTGGCCGAAAAACTAGGCGTGACTCGCCAGCAGGTTGACAAATGGCTGAGCGACGGACGCATCCCCTACGTGCTGGTCGGAGAGACCAGGTACGTGGCTCCAGG